AATTCTGGGCCGCAGCCAACAGAATCTGGGGGTTATTCAACTTCACGATAACTTCCGTGTAGGCGTTTGTACCTGTGGCTGTTTCTGGAACTACTGCTACTACACGAACAGGCAATGCTGCAGCGTTACCAGTACCTGAAACAGGCGCAATAACTGAAACAGCGGAATCACCAGTAGTGGTGGATCCTGTACCTTGACGGAGTTGCAAGTTAGTACCAACAACAGCAGCGTTAGCTGTAGTAATAGTAGCGTTACCAGAATAAGTAATAGCTACTTTAAATGCAGCAGACGCATCATCAACAACATAAGCAATAGCCGAGCTAGCAGCAGCATTACCGGGGTAGTACTGAGCTTGAACGGTTTGACTTTGACCGTTAACATATTGAACACCCATAAACACACCATAAGTTAAGTTAGCGGTGTTGTCTGTGGTTGAATCAACAGTTACGTTCGATTTAATAATACTGCCACCTTTGATCATAACGATGTCACCGTTGAAAATCGCAGTGTTATAAGTACTTGCGATTGGCAGTTGACGAGTAGCCCCAGCATAAGGCAGAAAGTCAATACGGTTAACAGGGTCTAGACCATAGGGAGCAGAAACGGTTGGATAAGCCATTTAAATCTCCTAAATAAAAAATTAAGAACCTTTACCAAAGCTAGTCGAGGATTTGTTCTCTTTGAAGAGCGGCATCCGGGGATCGCTTTGGCGCATAAGATTATTGTCTACAGCATCCGTTTGAGCTTGTGTTTGCTTTGCGTAGTGCGCATTGCGTTGTTGTACAAATTCAATTGGTGTCTTGCAAAGTAGTAATCCGCCAATCTCAATATTGTCCTTAAAGCGACTATTGGGATCGACTAACAGTTTAAATTTTGGTTGTTCTTCTATTCCTACAGGCTCCCAACCTTCACGGAGTTTGCCGGAAAGATTGCGCGGATCTGCTGTGTTAAGTGTAGAAGTACGAACCCATCGGTAAGCATAACCAGCTTGTTTGTCAGGCTCTGGGAGAAGTTCTGCGGGCGCCCACTGTTTAGGTTGCTCGGTTGCTTCACGGTTAGTTACTTCACGATCAAGTCTATTTGTAGCCATGTTAGGCCTCCATTTTTAAAAGTTCACGGGCATATTGCTCATTGGTTAATCCTAGCTTTTTGGCTAATAGGACTTGACTTGTTTTTAAACGAACCTGTTTGGGGGACGTTGAACGTGTCGCCGGAGCTACAACCGTGGAAGATTTGGCTTTAGGGGCCTCACTTTCTTGGCTTCCAAAATTCTCTGGAAACCGTCTACGAATTGTCTTGTCCAATATCGTATAGTACTCGTCAGATCCAATAACTACACCTTGATTTTTAAGCTTTTCGTGTAAGCCTAAAGCGGATGCAGTCATTTCTTCATCTTGCCCAAACCATGAATTGCGCTCTTGCCACGCCATTACTTTTGAGTCAGGACGAATATTTTGTACCTGTTCTTGCCTTTGTACAGCATAATTTTCTTCTTGTAAAGGGGTAGATTTAGATTTTTTAACAAAATCTTTAGCGTTATCTACTCTATCTGTAGCTGTTTCTAGCTTAATAGTAGCCTTAGTTATCTCCTCTTGCGCCTCTGCAAGTGCCTCTGAATCCCCTGCATCATATGCATCTTTATAAGCTTTTTTAGCCATTTTAAGTTGCATTTTTGCTTTATCTGCAAGGGCGTTTGCATGCTCTTTACCACCGGCAGCAAGCATTTCTTTAATCTGTTTATTTTCAGACAAAAGTTTACTAGTAATATTGATGGCTTCTTGTTGCTCTCGCAAAGCGGCTTCTTTAGCTCTACGTTCGTCGTGATAGACCTTACGTAATTGTTTTAGCTTTATTTTAGCTTCATCAGAGTATTTATCGAGTTCATCTTTTTCAATTTCCTCAACTATTTCTTTAGGCATTGGTTGCTTATTACGGTCTTCAACCGGGGTATCATCTTCAATTTCAATATCAAAATTAGATGTTTTTGCTTCTACTTCTACTGGTTTTTCCTTAGCTTTTGGTTCTAAGTCAATATCTAAACCATCTTCCTCGTCTGGAAATTTGTAATCATCCTTTTGCATTTCAGCCATTTGGGGCTCCTTAAATAAATTTACGAGTAATTCCACGAGGGTCTTGAACTACGGCCTCTACAGAATCATCATTAATAATGCGAAATTCACGCCCATGAATTACTAACCGGGTACCGGCATTGGGTCGTACTAAGACAAAATCGCCTTGTTTACACCACGCTCCATTTGGAAAACGCGTTGAGTCTTTGTAACAATCTGGGCCTAACTTAACTACAAATAGAACCGTAGTTAAAATTTCGTCATGCCGAATTGTTTCATCTGACTTGGCAATTCCACTATCAAACTCTTTTTCTGCCTCTGGGATTGCGCAGAGGATTCGGTAACCAGAAGGTTCCGGAAGTTGTTTAGCTTTGTCATCGTTTGTTGCTGTAAAACTATATGATCCTACTACTTCTGGTTTATTGGGGTTTGAGCCAATAAGGATTTCACTCATCAGAGTTCTCCATTTTTTGTTTGAGGTCTAATATATAACCCCGTGCAATTAGCAGACCTCGGATCTCGCCACACGTTTTTTTATACTCTTCGAAGGTTTCTGCCCTTCCTGTGCTCACTGCTTCTTGTAATTGCTGCACTTTTTCGTTTAGTTGTTGAACTAAAACGTCAGATGCGTCCATTATTTACCTTTCTCTTTGCTTGCTGGTTTAACTTGTTTAGCTTGATTTGCGGCTAACTCGGCTTGATGTTCCCGATTTTTATCTGCGTCTGCAAACTGATGGGCTTGTTGTAACCCTTGAACTAATAGCTGTTTATTTTGTTTCTCTCTATCGTGGCTTTTATCTACTTGATGTTTAACCAAATCTGCCCCAACTCTTATATGCTCTCCTTCTTTTGTTGCTTCTATTTGAGCTGAAGTTTTAGCCATATCTACCTGTGCTTGCATTTGAATCCGTTCTCGTTCAATCTGCATCTGCTGCATCTTGAGTTGCGCATCCGTCTGGTCTTTTTGAGCTTTGCGTTGTTGCTCTTGGGCTTTAATCTGTAACTCTTGCTGCTGCATCTGAATTATCGGATCTTGAGCTTGCTGTTGCGCTTGTTGTTGTGCCTGTTGACCCTGACTTTGCTGTAATAGTTGTTGTGCTGCTTGGGCTATCAGCGGAGCTAAACGAGATTCTACTTCTGGAGGCATATTAATATCTTGATCTAACTCATCTCTCTGAGGTGGTAACGTCATCCCTAGTTGCTCTTCAATTTGCACACGATATTGGAACCCTATATGTTCTGCTACGTGGGCCATTAAAGTTGATTGAAGCATTTGTTGTAACTGCGGCATAGACTGAATCAAAGCCATAATCTTGGGGTCTTGCGACATAGCCATGTGAGTAGCAATATGAGCTTGATGGTCTTGGTAAGAAAACGCCTTAACCGGTCTGCCGCCTAATAAATTCTGGTTTTCTGTAACAGGGTCTAGTGGCTTTTGATCTTCTGCCAACGGTACAAGTTTATTAGCCTCTTTAATTCCAAGTACGTCTAGCATCTGACGGTGTAATAGCGGAAGGTTATATAGCTGTGGGGCTTGTTGAGCTAACTGAAGAACTGCTTGATACTGCACAATCTTCTGCGCCATCGTACTAGCATTTGGGTCTGAGACTGGAATAACATCGACATTATCATAGTCTGACTTCTTAGCACGAGGTGAGCCCTCAACAGGTTCGTAGTTATATTCCTCTGGTGTATAGTCCGCAATAATCCGCTTGAGTAATTTTAACTCCCGCTTCATTGAATAGTGGATACGTGCCTGAACTGCCGACATTACCTTAAGGGTACGTTCTAGAATTGCAAGAGTTGTTCCTACTGGGGCCTGACTAGACATGTCTGATATTTGTAAATCTGCTGTATTAGCAAACCGACGTCCATCTTCTACAATTTGACCTAGTAATGCCATTAACACCTGACTTGGCTCCTTGTACGGGAGAGTCATAATGTTGTCTTTCATCGTACCACTAGGTACGTCTACATCTCTAAATTCTCCTGGTGCTATAGGTGTATCATCGCCCTTAACACGCAATCCACGGGTCTTAAAGCCACCTGGCAAGTTTGCAAGTGAACCCGCGTCCACCAATTGCCTAATAAGTGATGTTCCAGATTTAGCGAAAGCACCAATAAGGTGAACCAAACCGAAGCAATAAAAGCCAAAACCAGGGATGTACCCGTAATGGACAAAATGCTGACGCTTAGTATGTGTCTTGTCGTCTGGTTCCCAATTTCTACGGATTGAGAGAACCTTTTGACTGCCTTTTTCAATAGTAATGACGTACGGTAAACCAATTCCTGTCTGCTCACCATCTTCTTCATGTTCATATCCCGGTAGGTCTAGATTAACATTAATTTCTAACAGCTTGTATCTACTGTCTGTCGTAGCTCTAAAGCCAAGCTTTTCCGCAATCTTCTTCTCTACTTCATCTAATGAATTCTCTGGTTCTCCGAGGTCTACATCTAAATAAAACCCAGCTACCTGTAGTCTTCTAAGTTCATTTTCTGTTTTACGCATGACGTGGGTTACACGTTCTGCTTGTTCTAAACTAGCTGCTCCATAAGGCACAATTAAGTCCTCAGCAGGAACATACATAGAAACTTGACGCTCTAAACTTGGGTCGTAATAAACTTTTTTAAACGCATTACCAGCTAAACCCAAGCCCCATAACATACGCTCATGTTCAGGCCTATATTCTGGCATTTTTTCGGTTAATTGATAGTTCATGTCTTCTTGCACACGAACTGCTGATTCTTTTTTGACTGGTGTTTCTTTACCAATAATTTGTGTCTTAACAGGTCCCGCAGCAGGGAAAGTGGACATCATCGTCTCTGATTGAAACTTAACTAAAGCTTCTGCTAACATTGGGTGATATATACCACATGCACCCGGCCACGGTTCCATACGATCTTCAATCTTAAGACCTAGCAACTCTAAGCCATCTACATAAGTTTGAATCCAATCTTTACGAGACGATATATCATCATCTACATCACCAAGCAAATCACTTGCAATTTGCGATAATTCCCCCTCAGATAAATACTCAGCTAAGTTATCACTAAAACCTTCTTCATCTTCTGTGGCATCTAAAACTTCATTTTCGTCACCAATATCAACAGTAATTTCTTCTTCTACGATTGGTTCCTCAGCATCTACTAATAATGCGTCTAGACCTAAAGGGGCTTGGTTAAGTGCTTTATCTATTGCCATATTTGTCCTTAGTAATAACCTTTGCTTCTATTACTTTTAAAGTATTGAATTTCTTCTGGTTCGTCGTTTGGAAGGCGAATAAATCCACCCTGCCTAAATCGCATTAGTGCCAATGTTGTAGAGTCTACCAGATCGTCGTTAACCCCGCTAGGGAAATCATTACATTCCTCTATGACGTCCTTTGCCCATCTACGGTTCGGAGCCCAGACAATCCCACTAGAAAATAAGTCTGATACAGCGTTTACCCTAGACATTTTATCTTGTCCTTTACCCGGCGTAAACTCTCCTACTGGAATACCCATACGTCGCATTTCTTGATATAGTGCCGCTCCATTTGACTTCTTCTCTACCATAAACGCGTCTGGCTCCCAATCTTTATATTCCTCTAAAACAAGCTTTTTAAGGTCAGGAAACTCTAAGCGCTTCTTAATAGCATTTAGCAATATGATATTGTAGTTATTAGTCTCTTCGTTAAAGAACACACCCCAAGTAGTTAAGGCGTTATAGTCCGCTCTATTATTAGTTTCTTGTGCTGCGTCTAAAGACATAATTGTAAACTCACACTGCGGNGGGTCGTCTTTTTCCCAAGTCTGCCACCAATCCCTCTTAATAAGGGCACCCTCTTCGCTTGTCGGTTGCTGTAAATACTGGGAATTCCAATACCTAACATCCAAAGACGCTTTCTTCTGCAAGAGTTCTTCGATTGTCCAAAACTCAGGCCACAGGGGTTTGTCGTCTATTATGGCAGGGAACTCCACAACCTCCCACTCTTCTGCATCCTCATTTTTGATCATGTGATTAATAATCTGCCCAGTTAAATCAAGCTTAGACCACCGAGTCATGACTACAATAATAGCGCCACCAGGCATAAGACGTTGAATTGGGCCAGCTTGAAACCATTCCCAAGCGGGTAAAAACACATCAGATCTACCTAATTTGGCGTCTTGTTCCGAATGTGGATCATCAATAATAAATAAGTCTGCCCCGCGACCAGCAAGAGCCCCGCCAACACCAATAGCAAAATATTCACCATTAAAGTTTGTTCCCCATCTAGATGCTGATTTTGAATCTGCCTGTAGCTCTACTTGCGGAAATATGTCCTTATACAGGTCTGAACTAACCAAATTCCTGACTCTACGACCAAAATTAACCGCAAGATCAGCCGTGTGTGAAGCCATAATAACTTTCTTTTGAGGGTACTTTCCCAAGAACCATGCGGGTGCCAAGTAAGATATAAGTTCTGATTTGCCATGCCTCGGAGCAATATTAACAACAACACGTTTCTTCTTCCCTGCAGCAATCTCTTCAAATATTCTAGCTAATTTAGCATGATGTGGGCCTACTTTATAACCGGGATATACGTGATTTACAAAATCTAAGAAATGTTCTTTACCTTCTACCTCTACTTTTAGCTTTTTGTAGTTTTTTAATAAGTCTAAAGTCTTTCTTTTCTGAGAATCGGACATTGTAGGCAGCGCATTTTCTAGCGCAGCTATGTTTTCCGGAGTTAATTGCAGTTGTTGGGTCATTTTCCGAGGGTTTTTATGTCTTTTGCCTCAACATCTACCACTTTTCCCTTAATTCCTTGCAAAATTCCCATTAATTCCTTCTCTACTTCCTCGATTGGCTGCACTTTTACTGTAACTTCGGTGCGTTTCTTGAAAGCATCTACCCCATCTACCTCGCCAAGCTTAGTTAATGCCGAAATTCTAGCCTTTGCGTCTTTAGCATGTTCAATTTCATGGACTAAGTGATTAATTACATACATTTTATAGTCAGCCAAGTCGTCAACTAAAGAAACATTCATCTGGGCAACCATACCAGCTAAGAAAGCTAGGGTTTCATTAGGGTATTTAGCATAGTCGGGACGTAGAGTTGGGTCATCTAGCATCTGCTTCGCTAAAGAAACTGCTTGGGCTTGGTGTTCTGCGGTGGGTTCTATCGGGGTATTGTTTAGATCCGCTATTAATTTAATAGTGCGCACCCGCATATCCAGCTCTTCTTTTGGGGTAAGGTCTGGTAAAGCCTCAGTTGCCGATTTAGGCAGGGGCTCGTTTTCATCAATATAAGGCACGATGGTGGTCATGCTTGTACAGCCGTTTGTAAGCTATGCATTTCGGAATTATACATTTTTTTTATAAATATTTTTTTTGTTTTGCCTTTTAAAAAGTGACGGGGGGGTGTTTTGGAAAAATTAAGTATCGTTTGTGTATGTTCAAGAGTATAGGGGTGGCGATGGAACCAGATGGGATTCTAGGGGGTGGGGGGTCGCTATGGGGCGGGTAGAACTTGACATATCCTAGGGTCTAATGTAAAGTAGAGTCATGGTTAGCAATCAAGCAAGCCATACACAAGGAGTAGATCATGGAAACAAATGGTACTTTGGTATTAACAATGTTAGTTGTTATCCCTCAATCATTAGAGCATGATGTTAAGGTTCTATATAAGAAACATGTTATTGCTCGGTTCAACTGCGTTACGCTCGATGAAGCACGGGTGCTCAAGTCTAGGTTCTTTAAGCTCAACGACCAGCTTAGTGCTGACGATGTAAATGGTGAATGGACAGTACGCGAGTACGTCTAGGTAGTAGGTCAGCCCAGCGAGAGCTGGGTTTGATACCAGTTATTTTTCGTCGGGCGTGTCAGGTGCGTGCGAAGCGGGTCGGGTTAAATAGCGTTTCACGACCTAGTGAAACTTGACATATCCTATCAGCTAAGATATAGTTACTACATCGGCAAACGACAATCAAGTCGCCCGATTATCTAGGAGTATTTATTATGGCTAAATTGCCTGCAGTAAAACCTGAAGTAAATGAGCCCGTCAATAACGGTTTAAATCTTGATAATTTGCAGACCGCTGTTTATCAGTTTGCTAGTTTATCGGGTAGTTCTACCAGCATCGCTAAAGAGATTTATTCTTTCGTGCCAAATTGGCTTGACGGCGATCTCGATTCTAGCATTACGAGTAGAGTTAATCGGGCTCTGTTGTT